AGTTGGTTGACTGGGTAGGTATTATTAGAGCTTATATTAGACACGAGTTAAAGAGTGAACCAGTCATTCCTCGGAGAGGAAAATGAAAAAACAATTGAAAGTCTCATACGCAGGCAGATACCGAAAAGGCAGAACTCTTGAAAAAATGCTGGTCAATTTAGCCAAAGACAAGGGTTTTGAAGCCAAGCGTGAGCCTTTGTCGGGCGGGGCTACCGAGGGCAAGCCCGATATTTGGCTAGGACTGACACCAGGGGCCCTACACGCTATCCAGGTCAAGAGCCAGGCTAACGGGTGGAAAGGAATATACAAGTCGCTGTCGGAAGATTCTCTGTTAATTATTAAAGCCAATAGGAAGGAAGCTTTAATAGTCTTGCCGTATAAGTTTTTGCTGAATTTATTGAGGAATTACAAAGTAGGAAATATAGAAAAAGTGGAATGAAAATTAAATTTAATCAAAAAGCAAAAGAACAACCTGATTATTGGAAGTATCCCGACGAGGTAATGGCCGATAGACTTTGGGATGTAACCAAGGTAGAAATAAATGGTCATTGGTATCCAGTTGAATACATACAGGAGCACGAACAAAAAAATGAAAAAAAGAAAAGTTAAACCAACGCCGTTACAAAAGAAGGCAGTGGCGATTTTAAAGGATAATCCAGAAAGAGAAAAAGATTTAGGTGGAGTTATGCGGGAGGCGGGTTATAAACCCTCAACTTCTTGGACGCCAGGTAAAAATTTCTTGGAATTAAAAGGGACAGCTGTCGCTATTGAGCAATGGCGAGAAGCATTAAGAGGATCGGGTTTAGATGAGGCAAGACTACTCCGAAAATACAATGAGTGGATTGATGCTACCAAGATTAAATCAAGTATTACCGAGCCAGATAAAGTAGTTCCCGATTATGAAACGCAACTGAAGGTAAAGGATGATATAAGAAAGGATTTGGGGTTGCCAACGGAGAAAGAATCAGCACAACCAATTAACATTAACCTTGTTCAGTTGATTAGAAAACAAAAAGAAGAATACGGGATATGAACGAAGGTTACAAGAAATTTATTGAGGAAAACTTAACCATTGTTAATCAAGAGGGGAACGAAGTCAATTTTATTCTTAATTCGATCCAGAACAAGTATTTGACGGAAGACACGGCTTGGTATGATTATATTCTTAAGGCTCGTCATCAAGGTTTTTCGAGTTTAATTCTTGCTATCTTTACTGCCGACTTCCTGCTTAAAGAAAACTCAAGGTCAGTTGTGGTGGCGGATATTGCCGACAATGCCCAAGAACTTTTGGATCGGGTTAAATTTTATCTCAAAAGCTACGAAAGGAAACACGAGATTAAAATTCCCTTAAAATATAATTCTAAGTATGAGCTTTTTTACGAAGCAATGAATACCCGCTATACCATTGGGACAAGCACCAACATTGATTTTGGCAGGAGTAAGACAATTACCAATCTTCACCTTTCTGAATTTAATTTCTATAATAACCCAGAGGCTTTGCTGGCTGGGGCATTGCAAGCAGTTGTTCCTACTGGGCAGAAAGTGATTATCGAGACAACGGCCAATGGGTTTAATGAGGGTAAAACTGTTTGGGACGAGTGTGAGCTTGGAGAAAGACCATTTAAACCTCTTTTTTATAAAGCGAGCGATTTTTACTCCCCAGAGTTTTTAGGAAGGAAAAGGCAAGAATTAAAAAGACTTTTCCCTCAAGAATATCCCGAAACGGCGATTGAAGCCTTCATATCCAGCGGCGACAGCTTTTTTGATAAGCAGGCATTGGCTTTTTATTTAGAGGCGACTAACGGGGCGACTTTATTAGAAGGGAGGTGAAAAGACAAATGAGAAATTCGGATGAAGCAAAGCCAGTTTATAAAAAAGCGTTAGTTGAATTAGGGAATTTGCTTGATAAGGGGAAAATTAGGGATAAGGCTTATTTGATAGCCGTTATTGCGGGGTTGAACCTATTTACTAAATTGCTTAATCAAGAACAAAGAGAGACTGGGTTACGCTTTTCGATTGGGAAGAAATTGGAAGAGAATGTGGAGGAATTAAAGAAAACCTTAAGAAGAACGATACCAGAATATATATAAACACGGTATGGTTAGGCGCTGTCGGCTTAGGTATGATGGAGAGAGGTATGGTAGGGCATGGTTTGGTTTTCTAAAGAAAGGAAGTGAATAAGGTATGCTAAGGTTTAATTGCCATATTAGGGGGATTGCTCCCCTTCTGTTTAATCGTTATCCAGAAGAGGATAATCCCGAAGGCAAATCAAAGCAAAAGAAGGCAGTTCTTTCAAAAGATGAACAAGTAGAAAAGTCTTTGTATCGGAATAAAGAGGACAAGATTTATCAACCAGCTGAACACCTAATTGGAGCAATGATAAAAGCTGGGGTGAATTTTAAACTGGAGGGAAGAAAAACCTTTAAGGATGTGATAAAAGGGGGAGTTTTCATTGAACCCATGGGAATTGTTCATCTTAAACAAGAATATGTTGCCGATTGGCGGTCAGTTGTTATCCCGAGAACAAGGGGACGAGTAATGAAGGGAAGGGCAAGAATGGATGAATGGGAACTTAAATTTCAATTGACCTGTATTGATGAGAGGGCAACAGAGAAAGATTTAAAAGAAATTTTTTCTTATGCTGGTGCTTATTGTGGGATTGGGGATTACAGACCAAGATATGGAAGATTTGAGGTTGTAAGCATGGTGAAGATTTAATTGGCACTGCGATGTTAGGTAAAATACGGTCTGGCAAGGTGAGATTTGGTCTGGTTTGGATTTAATGGTAAGGTGTGGTGTGGGATGGCTTAATGCTGTCGGGTGTGGTTCGATACGGTGAGGCAAGGTCATGTAAGGTAGGGTCTAGTTTTATTAAAACTATTAAAGGTCGAAAATGTTAAACCATTACCGCAAACTTGAACAAGGTGAATTTATTGTCGTTGGGGTAGATACTGCTGCTGGCGGAACAGATTATTGTGCTGCTCAATTCCTAAGCAAGAATAAGCTGGATGTGCCGATTGTTTATCATTCGAAGTCTTTGGCAACAGAAATGACACCAATTCTATTTGGCGAACTTGAGAGGATTTACGACATCACCCATATCCCCCCAGTGATTGCCTATGAAAGGAATAATGGCGGGGTTTTTGAGATGGAGAGATTGGCCGTCTTAAACAAAATGAATAAGTATCGGGTTTTTATTATGCCGACCTATGGAAGCATTGATAATCCTCAAGCCAGAAGGCTGGGCTGGGACACCAATACAGCTACTCGACCTAAAATGCTGGCTGATTTAAAAGAGGCGATAGATAAAAGGCTGGTTAAACTCTATGATAAAAGGACGATAAATGAATTGTTTAGTTTTATTGTGGTTCAGACTAGCACTGCTTGGAAGGCTCAAGCCGAGAAGGGGGCGAATGATGATTTAGTGATGGCTTTAGCAATTGCTTGGCAATTACAGCAATCTGAGAAAGAACCAACAGAAGGAATGGAAGAATTGCCACCTGATGATACCCAGATGTTCACAAAAGAGGGATTTTACTAAATGAGAAAAAGAATTAAAAAGGTAATTTGTTTTATTCTAGGACATAAAAAGCCTTCCCGATTAAGAGATGGTTGTTTTAGTTATTGCCAACGATGTGGAAAATTACTGGGAATAGTCGGAAGACTTTATGGGATTAAATTTATTGAAAAAGAATAATGGAATATGCTTTGTCTATTCGAAAACATAATCAACAGGCTCACATTGACATCGAAAAAGATTTACAGGCTAAAAAGGATGGATTATTTACTTTTGTTTTAAGAGTTAACGCGGGCAATATTGTTGACTATAACTTGATGGAGCAGGTCAATGGCAGAATTAGATACGCCAGCTTTACAAAAATTACTATCAGCCAATCTGCCTCTTCATGCGATTATTGAAAATGAGGTAAGATTAACGCCTTTTGGTCAAATAACTTTTACTCTAATGGTTAAGGATGGAGTGGCCCAGATTGAGACTTTAAACATCATAAAAAGTAGACGGAGAAGATATGGGCTTGACAAAGAAAAAGATTTGTGATAGCCTTGATTAAGCTGATGGCACTCTAATGTGCGTTTAAGGCTCACCAAATCGGTGGGTCTTTTTTTATGGTTTAATATGTCAGAAATCAGAGACGAAATCCTCGGTAGAAAACACAAAGCGGAAGAATATCTTACCACTAAAAGGACTTTGTGGGATGATTGCGAAAAACTTTTCCACAATCAGTTAACCGACTCCATTTCTGGGGCAACTAAATCCCAAGTTTTTGACCCAAAGCTAACTACCCTAACCCTTGAGCGAGGTTACCGAGTAATGGCTCAATTACCAATTGGTAAAGTCAAAGGCATTTCCAAAAATGACATTGGGGCTTCAAAGTTGATGAATTTGCTTTTGGATAATTATGTTGTTCCTAATGCTAATGCCCAGTTTGATTTCTTGACCAAGCTACGGATGGTTGATATTTATTCTAATGTTTATGGCAATTTCTTTGTTTTGGTAGACTGGGATGTTAAGCCCAATGGCTATATTGGGCCAGATATATGGCTTTTGAATATCCGAGACATTTTTCCCCAAGTCGGAGCGGTATCTTTGGAGGATAGCGATTATGTTATTGTTAGAACCTGGAAACCCCGTTCTTATTTTGAGGGATTGGCGAAAAATGAAGGCTTCAAAAATATCCCCACAATTCTTGCCAAACTAGACAAAATTGGTGGAGCAAAAGAAGCCAAAGACAAATCAAGGGCAACTTCTCAGAGAGAAGAAGACCAATACCCCGAACCAATTGCCGCCGACAAAATGGGATACTTTGAAGTTTTAAGCCAGTTTGAGAAGGATAGATGGATAGATTTCTGCGTTGATGCCGATATGGAATTTAGAGATATTAAAAATCCTCACGAGAATGGTGAATTGCCAGTCGTTTGTAAGTATTCTATTCCTCTTCTTGATGACTATATGGGTATGGGAGACTTTGAACGGGGCAAGTCCATGCAGATGACAATTAACTCGGTCTGGACTTTGTATTTGGATGCAGTTAAAATGTCTATTTTCCCGCCAGCTTTAATCAACAAAGATTACATTGCCGCTATGAGTTCAGTTAAATGGGGAGCGGCAGAGAAATGGTTGGTAAGAGGGCCAAGTATCGGCAATGCCGCCCAAGTGCTTCAACTTAGCCCCAGGGGAGTCGAGACTTTTAACAATACTTATCAGATTGCCACCGCTTCTCTTCTTAATCAATTTGGGACTACTGATACGACTGTTACTCAACAAACAGAAGCAGGATTTGGTAAAACTCCACAGGCTCTTTTAATGCAACAAATAAGAGAAAACACCAGAGACAATGCGGATCGCTTTTATATGGAACAATTTTTGACTAAAGTTATGAGAAAAATGGTTAATCTTCTTTCCAAGAAACAATCGAAGGCAATTACTTTAAGACTTTTTGAAGAAGAGATTAAGCAATTAAAAAGAAGTTATCCAGAGATTGAGGAAGATTGGGATGAGCAAAAGGGCAAACTGACTATTCCCAAGAGCAAGACAGGGGCGGTTCTTTATGATTATGAGATTGTATCGGGTTCAACTTATGCCGTTGACCAAAAAAGCCAGCAAGAGAATTTAGTGATGCTGATGCAACTTTTTATCAGCAATCCCCAGCTAGCTCAGATGTTGAACCAAGAGGGATACAATCTTAAATTTGGCGAATTGTTTAAGCGGATTATTTCTAATTCTGGGATTCAAGATTGGGATAAGATTATTGAGGAAAGAACCGAGGAAGAACAAACAGGAGCTGTTTTAGAGCAAGATAAGCAAAGGTTTATGCAAGCCTTGCAGCAATTACAAGGACAACCGAATTTAAATCAAGTTCCTCCTGAACCGACTGGGCCGACAGGAGGAATGCCAGCAATGTAAGGTTTTTATGGCTAAGACAAGCAAGGCGGTGAAACCAGATAGGTTTTTTTCTAATCTACCAGCCTTCTTAGGAGAAAAGGAAGTTAAAAAAGGGGAACTGGCTGATGAGGAAAAAATTTTAGGAACGGGAGCAAATACCGCTTTTTGGAAAACGCTTAAAGATTTTATTGAAGAAGTAAGCAGAAATTTAGACGAAGTTAATGAGGTGGCAATTTCTCAAGGGGCGAATTATGAGGAAGTAGGCAAGAATACTATCGTTATTAGTTTGGCCAAAGGGATTATCAAGAAAATTATAGACCGTGTGGAGGATGCGAGGGAAGCTTGTGAACAATCAGGAAGAAAAGGAGAATAATGAGGAAGAAAAGGTTGAAGAAGAATTACTGGACTTTGACAAGCCTGATTTCGTTTTTATTCCCAAGGGGCTACATGAATGGAGGCAACAAGGATTTTATCTTGTTTGTAAGAGTTGCGAATTACAACACGCCGTTTGGATAGGAATGGATAAAATTATGGTTGGGATAAAAAGCGATGGAACGCCCATTTTGAAAAACCGAAAGGAATTGGGGCTATAACTTCTGTAATGGGGCTGTGGGGTTACCAAAGCCTCTCTACAGGCGTTTTAGCCGATGCCTGGGGTTCTCGCATAACCCATTAAACCGGTGCGTAATAAATGAAGAAAAGGGGGTGAGACATTATGGCTCGCTCAAAACAGGCTGAAGAAAAGGCGTTAAATGAGGGTGAAGGGAACATCCTTGACACTACGCCGGTGGCAGAAGAAAAACCAGCCGAGGAGGTTACCGAACCTGAAGTGAAAACTGAAGGCGAGGAAGCGGAAACGGCAGAGAAGGTTCCTGAGGAGGTTTCTGAAGAGAAACCTAAAAAGGGCTACGAACAAAGGGTTAGGGAACTCGTTAGAGAACGAGAAGAGGAAAAGGCCAAAGCCAAATCATTGGCAGAAAGATTGGCGGAACTTACAGGTTCAGTAGAACCTCAGGTTGGCTACCAGCCACCGATATATGAACCGCCAAGAGAGCCGATTGTAAGTCCTGGCGAGGAGATTGATGCCAACGAGCTTGAACGAAGAATCCAGGCGAGGGAAGTGCAAACTCTTCAAAAGGCTGATGCTTTAGCGATACTTCGCGCAAAGCAACAGGATGCAGTCAACCGGATCAATAACGAAGCCAGTGAGATGATGAAGGCTTATCCCGAACTTGACCCCGAAAGCGATAGCTTTGATAAGGAGCTTTCCGAATCGGTTACCGAAGCGGTGGAAGCCTATGTTAGGGCTGACCCGTATAAAGCATCAGTCAAGAATTTTGTTGGCAGGCTGATGAAGCCCTATAAAAGGGCGGTAACCAAAGAAGTTGGCGAGGTTACCGAGAATCTAGCCAAGCAAGTATCGGAAGCCGCTCTTAGACCAACCTCTGTCAAGCCAAAAGAGAAAGCAGTAAGCGAAAAGACTATAAAAGAACTTGAGGAAGAACTAGGGGTCGTTTACTAAGAACTTGGCCGTTAAGCAGTTGTGCTTGCAAGGAAGGTGATTTAATATGGCAGCAGTTGGTTATGGAATTGGTGGCTCTGACAATGTCCAAGTTACTAGTGGTTTAACGCAAGAGGTAAAGACTTTTTATGAAAAGGTCTTTTTGGCCAGAGCTGAGTATGAGCTAGTTCTCAAGGAGGGGGGTCAAATTAGGACTCACCCAACCAATGAAGGTCGAACCGTTAACTTTACCCGTTATACGCCTTTGACCATCATTACCGATCCCTTGGGAGAGGCTTCAAACCCAGTTTCTTGCTCAATCACCGCCTGCACCGTTGCAATGACTTTGTCAGAATACGGTCTTACGGTCAATACTTCGCGGATGCTGTCTTTGGTAGCTATTGACGCAAACATGAGGGAGAAAATTGAGTTGGTCGGTCAAAATATGGGTAGATTTTTTGCCCATGTAAAATCGCTCTTTAACATCTGGGAAAACCTAAGTATTAGTACTATACCAAATATGGTATAATACTAGTATATGGCAACCCGAGGCAAGCAACCTAAAGAAACTGATTTAGCCTACATTGCTGGAATAATTGATGGGGAGGGTACGGTTGGTATCTATAAAAAGAAACCGAAGAACGAATATCAATCTCCAGGTTATCGAGAGCGTGTGGCTATTAGCAGTTCAAATCTTGAGGTTTTGAACTATATCAATAAATTCTTTCCTGGTGTTATAGCTAAAAATACAAGATATAGTTCCAAACATTCGCCAATGTTTAGACTTGAATATCATGTTTTGAGGGCAATACCAATTTTGGAAGCCGTAAGTAAATACATGATAATCAAAAAAAAACAGGCGGAAAAAGTTTTAGCTTATCGAAAAGCTATTACTCCTATTGATCCAAAGAAATCAAAATCATTTGGGCCACAAAGGTTAAGTTCAAAGGAGATAGCATTAAGAGAAAGCTATTATCAAGAACTCAAGAAGTTAAATTTGAGAGGCGTGCAGCCGCAACGACTAATCAGAGCGACTACTTAAAAAGTAGAAGTGATAGTCTGAACTACTTGGAAACAAGTAGAGGTTAGCAGAAATGACTAACCACATCGCAAGATGTTAACAAACTTGGAAACGTTGAACCGCCTAATTCGTGGAGAATTAGGAAATGGGACTTCGTATTATCCCAATGGCCATTTCGTAAGCTCTATCGCCGCGGGCGATGTCTTGGACGCTTGTAATATCCGGATGATGGTTCGAACACTTGAGCTGAACAAGGCAATGGCTTATCCCGATGGAATGTATGTCGGTAAAACAGAGCCTTATTCAAAGTATAAGTTGCTCGGCGATTCTACTTGGATAAGCAGCAAAACCTATTCTGATGTTAAGGGCATGTATAAGGGTGAACCTATTTCGCCCTTATCCCTCAAATTCGGTGGAGAAGCAAATGCTTTAATACCGAGCGAAGGTGGAATTACCAATACCCAATTGTCTATTCTGATTGGTTCTTTGTTAGGAGATGGTTGTCTTTATAGACCGCCACCGCAAAAAATTGTTAGGAAGGGAAAAGAATATATTTGCGGATATAATAGTTATGTCTTTGAAGAAGAACACGCAGAAAATCAAAAAGAGTATTTAGTGTGGAAGGCAAAAATGTTGTTTCCTTATGCCAAAGTTTCTGTCAAAAATAGAAATTTTGGCAAGACATATAAGTTGTTCATTAGACCAGGAAGGGGGGACAACAGAATAAAAACTACATTAAATACTTTACGACGGCTATTTTATCCGAATGGTAAGAAAATAATCCCGAAAGAACTAGTAACAATAATGGATAAAATAATTTTTGCGGTTTGGTTTTTTGACGATGGTGCGATTTCTCTCAAAGGGAAACCATCGGCGACAATGGACAGAAACAATCTTAAAAGAATGGCAAGATTGTCAACCTGTTCATATCGCTATAAAGACCAATTAAAAATAGCGAGGGCATT